AGGCGGTGGTGGAGTCCCTCCGGGGGCTACTCCCCAATGAGTAAGATTAAGAAGAAATAAAAAGGAGAAAATCTGAAATGGTTACCTATGATGAAATCGAAAAGAGATTCACCTATCATGCCCCGAAGGAAGGCCAGCCGAAAAAATATCAAGATATTCGCCAGGCAGCGAAGTCCCTAGCCTATCTGATTTGCGAATTCTGCCCCGACTCCCGGGAGCGGTCCCTGGCCCTGACCAAGCTGGAAGAAGCGGTGATGTGGGCAAACGCCGCCATTGCGAGGAACGAGTGATATGAACGAAAACAGCCTGCAGATCACGATCTGGAACGCTTTTTACCGTTGCACTCACCTCATGGCCCGGAAGAGCCGGGAGTATTCACCTAATGAAGACCGGCTGGAGAACTTTAAGGAGGCGGGTAAAGAGGACAATATCAGCCCGGAAGAAGCTCTCTGGGGGATGCTTCGGAAGCACTTGACTTCTCTGTCAATGATGTGCCGGGCAATAACCGAGAGGCCGGACTACTCACTTCAAACAGTATGGGAAGAAAAACTTACCGACGCCCACAACTACCTTTTTCTCCTGGAGGGGCTACTTAAAGAACGGTACGGGTGGGCGGGGCCGGAAAAAGGAGAAACCCATGAGTAACAACGGAAAAGGCAGCACCCCACCACCTCAGCCGATGTCTTTAAATCCGGAAGACATCCTTCACCAGGTGACCGTGGTGATCACCAAGAACAATCAGTCAGCCATCCTCGGGGATCTGGACAACCTTCCCCTCTTACTTCATCTCCTGAGCATGGGGGTAGACATTGTGGGTGGCCTGGTGAGCCATAGGTTGCCTCAGCGAATCATTCCGGTGACGGGACCTTTGCCCCCGGGGACGATTCCTTTTGGGAGGGCTGGGAGGTAGGCATTACTCCTCTCGAATAGCTGGCGGAAATACCATCGTCAAGACGTTCTTAGCGGTCACCACCGCCACGGGGTCACCTGGTTCTATGTTGTTCAAGGCACAAAAAGGTTTCGGCAAACAAATATAATTTGCTGCACCGATTGTTCGCACGTTTAATGTGAAAGCAGATTTAAATTTTCCGGGTCCCCGGACATTATTCCTTTTTGCCATGTGGTGCCTTTGATAGCAAAGAGGGCAAAGCCATTTTACCTCTAATGGTTTTGTATAATCTTCGTGGTGTGCTTGAAGGCTGACATGCTTCAATAAACACTCTGCACAATGAGTTGGCTTTTTGAGGGTCCCTTTTTTAATGGCCTTGCTGACCAATATCCTGGCTAAGTTTTTATTCATTTACCCCTCCCGTATCCCTTAATAATTGCCCAGCATATAAATAGATATATTCTTTTGCAAGGGTAAGTTTCACCCTTGTTTCATTTCTCTGACATGATAACGCTTTACCATGGCAGAGATTCACTTGCTCGAAAAGTTTTCTCCAACTATCCGTAGTTTCATTGAATCTGAAAAAGCGATCACTATTCTTATCGCTTCGTTGGGCGAGGGGAAAACTATCGGTTGCATCGGTGCCATGATTGTTCATGCGGCCCGTTGTGGGCAGCCGATCAGGTGCGCTATTGTTCGTGATACTTTGGAGAACATTAAGCTCTCTATTGTGCCGTCGATTCAAGAATTTTTCCAAGAGTTCTTCCCTGGCATTCCCCCGGCCAAGCTCTATCGGTTCAAGAACGAGTACAAGGAACTGAGTATTTTCATTAATCCTCGGATTGAGGTGGACCTGTTCGGCATTGACGATCCGGCCAGCTTGTCGAAGCTCCAGGGGTCATCAGCTTATTCTCTCATCTGGCTGAACGAGCCGGCGCCTATTTCGGACAAAGCGAACGCGGGTCTGTCCGAGGATGTTTATAACGTCGCGGTCATCCGGGCGTTGAGGCGCAAGGGGACACCGGGCCGGCTGCTCGTGGACATGAACCCGGCGGATGATGAGCATTGGACCTACCGCCGGTTCATTGAAGAGCCTGACTTTGAGGAAGATTTCCCACTGGTGCAGAAGCAGGTTTGGCAGGTGCCCTACGGGGAGAACCGGCATTTAAAGGATGAAGCTCGGCAGGCCGCTCGGAAGATGTACCAGAACGACCCGGCTCAATATGCCCGGTACGTTGAAGGCAAGTTCGCCACCATCTATCGGGGTAAGCGGGTTGCGCCGGACTATAACCCCAAGATTCATCAATCCGAGAAGCCCTTGGTTCCTATCAAAGGGCTGGTGTCATTCGCTTTCTTCGACTCCTGGCATTGTCCGGCCTGTGTCTTGGGCCAGATTACCAGTACCGGGCGCCTAATTTTTATAGACACCCTGCGCCTGGAGAGCGGTGATATTCGGGCCTTGATTCAGAACCAGGTGCTCCCCATGATCAATTCCCCGAAGTGGAAGGGCAAACCCATGTCCTGGCGGGTGGGGGGCGACTTCACCATGAAGCAGCCGGATCAGAGCAACATCCTGGAGAGTGCGGCCCGGGTAGTGGAAGCGGCGTTTCCGGGGACCGTGTTTCAGCCGGGGCCTGCCAAGTGGAAGTACATGGTTGCCGGGTTCAGCTATGCCTTGAACCATAACATCTTGGGGCAGCCGGCCGTGTTCCTGTGCTCCACCAACCGACTGCTTCATCGGGCGCTGAATGGCCGGTGGCATTACAAGACGGATGCGGCCGGGAATGTTAGCCGGGCGGAGAACGTCAAGCCGGAGAAGGATATGGCTAGTCACATGGCTGATGCCTGGGCCAATGCCTGTTGTGTGTTGCTGCCCATGCAGGACCGGAAGGCGGACGTGGGGAAGTATCGAGAGATAGCCAAGAGAGCCCAAAGTCGGGTGCAGTCCTATGCGGTGGGAGGATCGAGATGAGCCATGATACCAGTGGATATAGAGGCTGGTGGCCCATGAAGTTTTTCGAAGGGAAGGACCATTTTGGTGTTCCCCAGACCTCGGAGGGTTTCAAGAATGTTTTGACTGGCCAGGAGGTGATGCCGGAGAAGGGGCATAACGGGGAGCCACCGTGTCCTACGGGTGACCTGGCCACGGTACGGCATTCAGGGGATGCCTATAAACAAGGCTGGGAGAGGATTTGGGGGTCAAAGGAGACTGGGGAAGTTATTGGTTATGTAATTTTAGAACCCTTTCGTGCCTGCTCATTTGAGGGGGATTAACCCCACTAAGGAGAACATATATGAGTCCTGCCGTCAGCAAGAAACAAAAAATGGCAGCTTCGATGGCCAAGGCCATTCAAGCAGGGAAGATGAAGGGTAAACCGGGGATGCCGGCTACGCAGATGGCAGACAGCATGGCGCCGGCCGACTTGAATGAAGTCGCTGCTACTTCTCAAAAAGGGCTGCCGATGCGCAAAGCCCCCCGGGTGGTGAGCAAGGGTGTTACCAAGATGCCGTTTAAGAAATAGGAAACACGATGACACCAGAGACCGCAGTGGATTTTGACGCTCAGGAGCTTGCAGAGAGGGAAGAAGCCGCCCAGGCTTATAGCCGGGAGGATGAGGCCCATTTCGTCAAGTTCGGAGAGAGTTGCGTCCAGGCTTCAGTAGAGGCCATGCGGGATATTCGTTATGAGCAACAAGAATGTTGGGACGTGTTCAACGAGAAGGAGCCGCCCAACTATGCCAAGAAAGAGGCGTGGCAGTCTCGGGTAATAGTTCCGAAGCCTTATATCACTGTTCAGACGTTCCTCTCGGTAATCAGGAAAGCATTCGATGCGGAGTTTTTGTCAGTTGAAAACGAGCAAAACGAGGAAGACGCGGAGTTTGTGCAGAAATTGATGGGACTGATGCTCTCTCGGGCCCACGCCAACTTTGCGATCAACTTCACTGACGCTACTGGCATGGGTGGAGCTATTGGGCAAACCATGGAGATGAACCCTCAGTGGATTCCGGGGAAGGGCTTAGAGTACGTTTTGGCGGCCCCCTGGAATATTCACCGGGATCCGGATTCTGTCTCTCGGCAGCCGCAATCGGGGATGTACTGGATTCACCAGGAGTACATTGATTATTACGTTTTAAAAGATGGAGAAAAAAACGGTCTTTATCAAAATATTCCTCTCATGGGCCCCGGATCAAAATGGGGCGATCCCACAGTAAACCCGGATTTAACCCCGGAAGAGATTAACCGTCGCAAAGACATGGTTTGGCACCGGCCCGGTTTTCGGTCGATGTGCCTGACTTCGGAGTTTTGGGGCACGGTCCTGGATAAGAGGGGAGAGTTACTGCTTCCCAAATCTACTTACACTTGGGTAGGTGACCGGGTGATCCGGGAGCCCAAGACGAGTCCTTATCCGACGTTGAGGTGGCCAGGGACCGGGTTCAGCCCTCTTCCTCACCTGCTCCGCTTTGACGGCCGGGGGCTCATCCAGGGGATCAAGTCCCTCTGGTACTTTATGAACTCTCTGTTTTGCCTCCATGCCGATAATCTCAACTGGATCGTCAATCCGCCTACGGAGATTGACATCTCCGCCCTGGTGGATCAGACAGACGTGGATAACTACCCGGGAAAACAGTACCTCACCCGGGGCACGGCGTCAGGCAACCAGGCTTTCCGGGTAGGAGAGCGCCGGAGTCAGACCGGGGACATCCTGGCCAACATGAATTTTGCCGACCAGCGGTTCGATGGCGGGACCGGAATGACCCCAACTATGCAGGGGTTGCCGGGACACCGGGCCGAAGTGACGGCTCGCGAGTCGGCGCAAAACCTTGACCAGTCAATGCTCTTGGTAGGCCTCATGGGCCGAAACCTGGAGGATGGGGCGCTTCATGCTATTCAGGCTGGGTATGAGACGGTGGCGATTAACATCACCTATGAGGAATTAGCCCGTCTCATGGGGGAGGATGTAGCGAGAAGGTACGCTGCCCCCACACTCACTGGCTTATTATTGCCGCAACTAAATTCCGGGGCTTACCGGGTATCCGGGATTCAGGCATTGATGCGGGACCAGGAGATTGTTCGCAGTATTCGTGATGTGATCCTCCCGATGGCGGAAAGCGATCTGTTCCGGCCATATTTCAAGCTCTATCAACTCATCCGAGCGGTTGAGAAACGCCTCAATCTGCGGGATGAGGGCATTGTGGTGGATGAGGGTACGGCCAACAGAGTTGACCAGAACCAACAGACTCAGCAGGAGGCGTTAATCCAATCTCAGCAGAGGTTGGCGGAACAGGAAGCTGCCCTGATGGAAGTGAAGGCTCAAGCGGAACAGGCTAAGGCCGAGATGAACCTGGCGAAAGCCCAGGAGCACGAAGGTAAGGCGGCCCTGGCCCTGGCGAAAGCTGAGTCCGAGGGCAGGCCCGAGCCGGGAACGGACAGAGAAGGGGCAGAAGACGAGTTTAAGCCGGACTTGACCCTGGCCCAGGCCGAACTTACCCAGCGCCAGGCGGATACGGAGGCAGCCAAGTTTGAACTGGTCATGGCCCAGACTCAACTCGCCTTGGCTCAAGCGAAGGCGGCCCTGCGGCCTCCGCCGGCGCCGGCAGCTAAAGTGGCAACGAAGTCCAGCACGGAGAAGAAATAATGGCCCATCGACCCATGAGTGGCGGGATTGAGACACGAATTTCTGATGGGCGTCCCCTGGAACTGGACGCGATAGATCGAAGGGTTGATGCACAGATTCGCCATGAGAACGCTGTGCGGGAATCCCTGACTCTCGCTGCTGAATTGCAGAATAGTAGCCCGACCTTTCGATCCGTGGTCAATGCGATTCGGAATCGTCTGAACAAAATCGCCAGTGATGACGCCATTATTCAGGCCCATTTATCTGTTTTGGTGGATTATCGGGACAAATTGGAGCTTTTACCTCGTCTGACGGAGAAACATCTTCGTCAGAAGGCAGGGCCATCGTTATCAGCTTTCATTGAGGAACCAGTGGTCGCCCCGGAAGGGATACCGATCATGGAATAACAACCCTACCACGGCCCGTAAGGATACCCGTGGCAGACAGGAGAGTACCACATGGCAGAAGACCCTGAAGTGCCGCAAGTAGATCCTGAACTTCCGGAAGAAGTCTTAAAACCGGGCGATGATGGGTCTCTGGCGGACATCTTGGAAAAAGACCGTGAGGAAAGAATCGCCATCCACGCTGGTACTTCGATTCCAGAGGATGAGCTGGAAGTTCCGGAAGTTCTGGAAGGGCCGGAAGTTGTCCCGGCTGGTGATGAGGTTCCGGAGTCGCCCAAGTTTGAGCCCAAGCACAAGACATGGGAAGAAACGGAAAAGGCTCGGAAAGAAGCTGAAAGGCTCATTACCG